GTGATGATTATGATTCAGATTTAGTTAAACAATTAAATATATTCTAATAAGAAATCATGAGTAAATGTAGATTCTATGACGATGGTCATGGTAATGGTGAATACATATCAGGTAGTAGTTGTGAATGTCCATCATGTTCTTTAGGAGGTAATGAGTCTTGCGATGGTAATGTTAGTAAATGTAATGTAAAAAGTTTAAGACTTTTAGCTTTAGCAGACATTGTAAACAAGAAGATCGATACTATAAACCAAATAAAAAGAGAAATAAAGAATGAAAAAGGTAAGAGTAGTAAAACTAGTAGATAATAAATTTGGTGGTAATCATCCTAATGGTGTTAATGAGGGGTATGAGAAGATAGGATATGAAGTAAATCCTCCTAAAATAGGAGATAGATATCGATTAATATCTAAGTATGGTGGAGGTTATTTCCTTTCTTCTACTGTAATATCATTACCAGATGAAAATGGTATATTCAAAACAAATAACAGTACTTATAAACTAGAATATTTAACATGATAACTGCATTAAAATTACTTAAAAATCTTGGTAAAACACCAGCAAAATTTAACGTGTTAATAGCTGAAGAACCTCCAGCACCAAGACCCGCATCAACACAAAGATACTCTAGTGATATAGAGATGATTCATCATGAATTTGAGGTAGCTTCTGATAAACTATTAGAGGAAGTAAATAATATTATTCAAGAAGCTGATAGTAAGAATGTTGATAAAGTTAAAAGGTTGGAAGCTTTAGGTTTTAAATTATCTTCTGAAGTTAGAAGTATTAGACCTTTAATACAAAAGGCAGAAATTAGTAAAACACAAGCTGATCTTATAATGTCTTATAAAAGAAAGTATCCTTTAAATAAGTTTATTACCGAAGATCAAGTTAAAATTATTTGTGAAAAATATAATTTAGTTTGTGGTAATATTTCTCGTTACAAAGGTTTTGTACCTGAAACTAATTTAAGAAGTATAGAAAAGTTTAAATTACTTCCTCAAGATGATACAAGCCCTAAGTTAGGTAAATTTTATGTTATACTTAATGATTGGAGTTTAATAGACTTTGATGATTTTAGTAAACATAATATACAAATTAATAAAGATTTATCTTCATTAAAAACAGAATTAAAGGATATAGATTTTTCTTTTATAGGAAAAGAAGGTGCACACGGTAGATTTAGAAGTAATATAGAAGGTTGGGGTAGGTGTTTTCAATTAAAAGATATAGATTATAGTGTTAAGCCTACTGATATATCACAAGCTTTAAATCGTAATTCTCAACAATTAATGATATGTGCACCAGTTTCAGATATGGATATGACTAATGTTAGTTATCTTGACAGGATGTTAAAAGAAGGTATGAGAGAAGTACCAGATCCTGTTGTATTAAAACCAGTTAAAGGTGGTTACTTAATTGTTACAGCCTGGGGTGATGAGGCTTCAGATCCTATTGTAGTTAATGAGATTAATAATTAAACAATGAAAATAAAAATAACAACAATTGAAAAAGCATTTGCTGGTAAATGTCCAGTAACTGGTGGTACTTGTCTTAACCCTTTCTGCGCATTTGGTTGTGTAGAAGATAGAAATTAAAAATATGTTCTTTAGAGTTCATCACCCAGACAATTTAGGTTTATGGTATAATAGTAAAGGAGAGTTTACTAAAGAAGTTAGTAAATTTGAACTTTCTTGTAAAGATCTAGAAATGGATTTTAATAATGAGTGTACTGGAGGATTCTTATCCTGTACAGATACATTAGATAACTTATTTAATTGGTTTTCACGTAAAGAGATTCAACAACTTGAAGAGGCTGGTTATAAAGTTTGTGTATTCAATGCTAAAGAATCAAAATTCCATGATAAGTACAAACACTTCTTATTTAAAGAAGAGGGTTCTATATTAGTCGCACAAATAAATTTAATCTGATGTTTACAATTAACCCATTATATTTAACAGATGGTTATAAAGTAGGTCACAAAGCTATGTTAGCTCCTGGAACTACTAGATTATATGGTACGTGGATTCCAAGAAGTACCAAACATGCACCTAAAGGTATTACTAAGATAGTATCATTTGGTCAGCAATTAGCTTGGAAATATATTCATGATGTGTTTGAAGAACATTTCTTTAATCTCAATTTATCAGGTGCTTTAAAATTTGGAGAGGATATGAATAAATATCTTGGAATGGAATATAATGATAGACATTTTTTAGAACTTCATCATTTAGGTTACTTACCTTTAAAAGTAAAAGCATTACCTGAAGGTATTGAAACTGATCCTAATATTCCTCATATGACCTTCATTAATACAGTTGATGGATTTGCTTGGTTAACTCTTTATATGGAAACTATGGTATCTAATTTAGCATGGAAAGCTTCTACAGCAGCTACTATTGCTAAGTTATATCGAAGACAAGCTGAAGAGTGGGTAACTAAGACTGATCCTAAAAACTTATGGTTAGTAGATTATATGTGTCATGATTTCTCTGCTAGAGGATTGAGTGGTCCATATGATATGATAAGTGTAGGATTAGGTCATGCTACATCATTCAGAGGTAGTGATACATTAGCAGCTATACCTGCTGCTAGATATTACTATAATGAACCTAACGATGAAGTTATTATTAATTCTGTAAATGCATCAGAACACTCTGTAAGTACTACTAAGATATTTACTGTTGGTGAGAATCAAATGATTGCTGATTGGATTAAACTATTCCCTAAAGGTATATTATCAATTGTATCTGATACATTTGATTTGTGGAAACTTATTACTGAATATTTACCAGCTAACAAGGAAGCTATTATGGCTAGAGATGGTAAATTAGTAATTAGACCTGATTCAGGTGATCCTGTTGATATTATTTGTGGTGTTTCTACTAAATATGAAGACTTAACTAAATGGTTTCCAGAAGGAGATGTTTTACCTAAATATTTCAAAGATTCATTATTAGAAGAAGTAAAAGAAAATACACCTCACGGAGAATATGGAGTAACAGAATATACACAAATTTATTTAGTAAGAGGTAAGCTATATAAAGCTACTATACATAATATTCAATGGAATAGATATGATAAACAATACTATTTTATAGAAATGTATGAAGAAGCTAAAATTACTGTTGAAGAATTAGATTGGAAACCTTCTGATAAAGGCGTAATTGAACTTCTTTGGGATATATTTGGTGGTACTGTTAATGAGCAGGGCTATAAAGTATTAGACCCTCATATTGGAGCAATCTATGGTGATAGTATTACACCTGATAGACAACGACAAATATATGAGAGATTAGCTGCTAAAGGCTTTGCTTCTACTAACATTGTATTAGGTGTAGGATCATTTACTTACCAATACATTACTAGAGATACATTAGGATTTGCTGCTAAAGGAGCTTGGTTTGAAGTTAAAAATGGAGATTCTTGGACAGATGATGATGGAAATATTCACAATGTTAAAAAATCATACAACATCTACAAAGATCCAGTAACTGATGATGGTACTAAGAAATCTTTGAAGGGGTTATTACAAGTACAAGATGTTTCTTCGGCTGGAGATTATCAATATGCTGATATAAAAGTTTTTACAGAATGTACTCCTAAACAAGAAGAAGTAGGCTTACTCCAAGTAATCTATGAGAATGGTAAATTCTATAACCAAACTACCTTTAAGGAAGTTAGGGATAGATTATTAAAAATTTAGTATCATGAAAAAATACATTGAAAGGCTATTTAATGAGTGGAAGGAACATGGTAATATTATTATAGGACTAGACTTTGATGATACTATCTTCCCTTATAGAGAAGATATAACAGATCATGAAGAAGTTATAGCTACTGTAAAATTAGCTGTTAGTACTGGAGCTCGTGTTATTATCTATACAGGATCTGCTCCTGATAGATATGACTTTATTAAATCTTATTGTGATAAAATTGGTATAAAAATAACTGCTATCAATGAGAATATTATTATACCATTTGGTGATAATAGGAAAATCTATTGTAATGTTTATATAGATGATAGAGCTGGATTAACAGAGGCTTTAAATATCTTAAGACAAGCTACTTATCTATACAGAGCACATAAAATAACTGAATCAATCACTAACGAACAAGCTGAATAATGAAAATTATTGTAGTTTGGCCCTAATCAACATGGCTACCATTCAAAAAACCCCAGATGATAATTGGTATTCACTGCTAATTATAATCTTTATAATGTGGTTATTAATAGCACTTACTAGCTCTTGTAATGCACAACCTTGCTTAGGTTGCGATCATAAAGATTTAGTGACTATAACCCAACCTGAAATATTAGAAAAAGAAATTATTTCAGGTATTACTTACTTTTACATTGATACATTAGGCACAGTAAGATTGTGGGAAATGTATTACAACAATGTAAAAAACTATTCCTTATGGTGTAAGGATAAAGAGATATATAATATCTTCCTAAACAAAATTAAAAATAGGTACGATCTCGTATCTAAAGTATTAGACAAAGATTATGAAATCTATGTCTTTCCAGACTATCAAATCTACTGTAAAAAGGTAGAAGATTTCTGGATGTTCTTATTCATCCCAATTTAACTAATTAAAAACAAACAAAATGAAACGATTCACAAAATTGCTTCTAATGTCATTAGTAATGCTTACAGCAACATTAACTCAATCATGTACACCATCTCCAGCGTCTCAAGACGATCATTACTTGGTGTATGACACTAAGAATGAAGATACACTCTTATGTGGTGTATACACTGTACCAAATGAGAATATGGAAACATCATCAATGTATATCATTATTATGAATCAGCAATTGATGCGTAATTTGTACAATAGTGGTGGAAGTTCTGCAGTTATTAAGTATAGCCAAAATCATTCTGATGTAACTTATACAAAAATATACGATAGACCAAATAATGTAGCTTATAATGGTAAAATAAACGGACAGTATAGATTACTTAAATCTGTAACAGTCTCAAATAGTTATCAACCAAAATCCAATGCTGTTACTAGTAGGAATACTGTTAGACCAACAACAACTCCTATTAGGACTAGCCGATCACACATACCACATAGCTATCACCATTGATAGTAAAAGGAATCAAGTTCTAGGGGGATAGAAATATCCCCTTAAGGGCCTTTAGCTCAGTTGGTCAGAGCAAATGACTCATAATCATTAGGTCCTTGGTTCAATCCCAAGAAGGCCCACAATTAAAACAAAACTATGGTAAAAATAGATTTACAACAAGAAGAAATAATAGAAGATTTACTAAAAAGGCAGTCGCCAGAGTATAATAACCTTAAAGCTGCTGAGGAGTTTCAAGAACTATCATTAGCTTTAATGCAGAAGCACTTAAAGCCTAATAAGGTCAAAGATCAAGAAATTATTGATGAGATTGGTGATGCTATTATTAGATTAAATATACTATGTAAAAAGTATGATAGTACTTTAATAAATCATAGGGTTTATGAAAAGTTATCTAAATTTGCAGAGTGGTCTAAAACAAAAAGATTTGAACAAATATGAGTAAAGAAGACTTATCAAAAGACTTACCAAAGATTAATATAACTTGTAGTAGAAATCCTCTACATGAGGGTAGAAGTACAGGATTAGCTTATGCCCTACTAAAGAAAATTGATGATAATACGTTTGAAACTATTAGCCCATTTTCTTGCTGTAAAGATTATCTAAATGATGTTATTTACACTGAAAATACAGGTGTAACTATGAATGCCTGTGGTCTTAAAACATTACCTAAAACTGGTATCTTAGAGGAAGATTATATTTATATGGGATTAACCTGCTTGTATACGAAGGATAGTCCTTATAGTGAATATAACTTAATTTACAACAATAAACTCAGACGTAATCGTACTCAAGACTTAAAGTTTTTAAGAGAAAACTTACAAACTGTAATAAAACCTTTAAATGAGATTGAACGTTTAGGTGATTTAGAATTAAGTACAATTTACTCAGCTAAATGTTCTGATGATAAATCAGAATATTACATAGTTAAACTATCTAGTTATTGGGGTAAAAGTGGTGTATTAATTTCATTAGCTTCTGGGTTATTAAGACTTGGTATGCAGTACAATGATAATACCAATATAAAAGATTTTTGTATGGAAGAGTCTAAAAATCATAATACTGATATAGGTTTGATGGTAAAAATATTAAAACTAATCAAATTTATAGAATTAAGTATTGTATCCGTACAACCATTCATTTATATGGAACATCAAGATTACGAACAATATAAAAGTAATCCATCCCAATATCATTCATTAGGATTTCAAAGCGTATTTTAAATTATGGCTATAATCGGAAAAAAAGGAATAATAGGTGGTGTTAAAAAAGTATTAACTACTAAAACCACTCAAGTTAAATTACCAACTCCTGCACCTGCTCCTGCACCTAAACCTGTAGTAAAAAAGGTAGAATTACCAGTAGATAATTTTAGAGAATTAACTAAGGAACAGGAAATTGAAACTACTAGAAATTGGTATGGTAATCACACTATAACTCTATCTAATAATATTAAAGTATCTATTGTAGGATGTGCTACAGGTTGTGGATTAATGCAGTTGTATAATATTACACCATTACTTAACGCAATACATAAGTGTGGTACAGAGGATGGTAGAAAAGTTATAGTAAAAGACTTTTTAGATAATCTATCTAAATACTTAAGTTTAAAGGGTATGTTATGTTCTGCATTTATGTTTACTTTAGGTGATACTTACGATATTTATAGAAAAATAGCTCAAGAATATCTTAAAACACCAACTCTAAAAACTTATAATAATAAACAACATGGTAAAGGTTATAACCAAACAATATTTATATTAGATTTAGATGAGCACGATACAACCAAAAACTAAACTAAAAATAAACATACCTAATAAAATAATACATAACTTATACGAGTATGTATTTCATTTTAATGAGTATGAAGATCAAATGTATGCTATACATAGAGACTACTATGTAAAGTATTTTGAAAATAAAAACAAAATACCTAAAGGTAAATTAATTAAAGTTGAAAGTTATGTATGATAAAGTATTAAAAGCTGAATTTATTTATAATAAGGATAGTGAGAGGGGTACTTTAAATAGTCAGTTTTATAAGTTAGCTATAAATCTAACTAAAGTGATGTTAAACTTTCATTATGTCGTAAAATACAATTTAATCGATAAAAATAATCTTTACGATATAAATTATTTAGCAGTAGATAAAAAGGCTACTCTAACAGGAATAACTTTATTAAACCACTTATACAATTTATATTTTGTAGATAGTGATAGGGCTGCCTCTAATTATCATAAAGCTTATAGAGATTTAACAACTTCATTATTAAGTAATTTAGAGACTTTTACTAAATTTAACTACTCTCCAATATCTTGTGGTGAGAATAGTCTTGGTACATTTGAGTATATAAGTCTTGACGTTATGTCTAATGATATTTTAACTTCAATGTTATTTGATTTAAATCCAAAATTTAATAAGATGAGATTGAATACTAGAGGAAGTGAAATTAATAATGGTCCTTTATTTAAAGAACTTACAGTAATTTCTTTCCTATTATCTAGAGGTATAGTAAATAAAATGGGGAGTGCTGCTAATATTATTGATTTAACTATAGTTCTTAATAATGATGGCTATAATTTTATCAAAGATTCTTACATATTAAACAAGTTAACTTTCCTAACTGTTGATTATACTAATTCTAATACTGGTAATAATTTGCGTAAGTATTTCTTTAATACTCACGATATTATAAATAAGCTACAACAAAGTGAAAATAAAGACTTCTTAGATACGATATTAAATAGTTTTAATAAATTTTCTACAAGTCAGTATAAAAAACCAAAAATAGAAGATATTATTATTGAAAAAGTTAATAACATTGTAATCGATGGGGTTGCTTTAAAAGAACAATATCCTTATAGCCAAATTGAAAATACTATTAGTGATCTTCAAGTAGCAAAACAGAATATAAGTAAATTACCTGAATCAAAACCTACCCAAGCATTATTTAACAAAATTAAATCAAAAGCTAATGAATATCTTGCTCAATAACGGAAATACATCTGTAAGAATTAACTTTAAACACCTAAACGGTGAATTTAATAAGAAAACTAACCAATTCGAACCTTTTAAAATTCGTACTACAGTTGTTACAACTCATGTCGTAGATAAAATTACTGGTAAGGAAACTCATTATAGTGCTACATCAGGTAGACTATTTCATAAAGATACTTTCAATAAGAGGTTAGGAAGATATAGGGCTTTCAAAAAGCTTATGTTTGACTTAAATGTGAAGAAGGTATTCACTAAAGAAGAACGTAGATTCTTATGGAAACAATTCTTTGCTACGTCCCCAAGCTGGGAAAATATCTTTAATAAAATAGGAGCTACTAACCATAGTAATACTCCTAAAATGGTAATAGCGCTGTAATAATATTTACAGTATTTTTTATAAAAACCCTTTTCAATGATCTACTTTTTATCAAAACAAACTAAAATTCCAGATTCTAATACTACACCATTAATAGAAGAATGTACTCTAGAAGATATTCTTGAATATTTTAAAGATTATAAAGATTATATTGGTGTAGATACTGAAACTGAAGGTAAGGATTATCATTATAAAAAGATACTAACCTTACAATTAGGAGATGCTGAAAATCAATTTGTAATTGATTGTAGGCATTATAATATCCTATTATTTAAAGATATACTTGAGAAAAATAAGCTTATCTTACATAATAGTAAATTTGATTATAAATTCTTTAAAGCTGCTGGTATCAATATAGAAAATATATACGATACTATGCTAGCTGAATGTGTAATATATTGTGGTTATCCTAAGTGGGGATATGGTCTTAGTGCATTAACTACTCGTTACTGTAATGTAACATTAGATAAGACGATAAGAGGAGAATTCTTTCTTACTAAGAGTAATCCTTTTACGTTAAATCAAATATTATATGCCGCACGAGATGTAACATATCTCCACGAGATAAAAGCAAAACAAGAGGATTTCATTAATAAGTATTCTTTAAACTATGTAGTAGCTTTAGAGAATAGTGTAGTTAAAGCTCTAGCTGATATAGAGTACAATGGTATGTACTTAGATAGTAAAGATTGGTTAGAAATAGCTGAAGAAAATGAGGGTAAACTTATACATATCGAAATAGAGCTAGATGATATACTACTTAATGATCCTAATCTTAAGAACAAAATAGTTCGTAATGAACAGCTTGATTTATTTGAGACTAATCTTAGAAAGACTAAAATAAATTATGGCTCTCCACTTCAAATAACTAAAGTACTTAACCTATTAAACTTAACCTTTGAAGATACTAGTGATAGGAGCTTATCGAAGCTTCAAAAGAGTCACTTATTTATCCCTAAGCTACAAGAATACCGTGAGGTTAAGACTGCTGTGGAGAGATATGGTAGGCTCTTTCTTAATAATATTAATAAGTATACTAATCGTGTACATACAGATTTTTGGCAGGTACTTAATACAGGACGTATTTCATCTGGGAATGATGAGATGAATGCTCCTAATCTACAGAATATACCAGCATCTAATAGATATAGGAATTGCTTTAAAGCTAGACCTGGATTTATGTGGGTATCAGTAGATTATTCTTCTCAAGAATTAAGATTAATGGCTGATGGTAGTAATGAAGATGCTTTTATTGATTGTATCAATAGGGGTGAGGATTTACACTGTTATGCTGGATCAATAATGTTTAAAAGGCCCATAACCAAGGCTGATAAAGATCTTAGAAATAAAGCTAAGACTATTAACTTTGGTAAACCGTATGGTATGGGACCATTTAAACTAGCAGATACATTAAGTATATCAATTCAGGAAGCTGAGGATCTATTTAGAGTATATGCTGAATCATTCCCTAAACTTAATAAATGGCTTGATTCACAAGCTAATTTTGCTTTAACTAATGGTTATTCACTAACATTTGCCCCAGCATTGCGTAGGAGATGGTACCCTGAGATTAAAACTTATCTAGAATTAAAGTCTAAACAAACTCTTGATAAAGAAGAGTGGAAAGAGATGGGTAAGATTAAAGGTCAGATACTACGTAATGGTATGAACATGCCAATTCAGGGTAGTGGCGCAGATATATGTAAAGAAGCTTTAGTAGAAGTTAGAAACTTAGTAAAGGAATATAATAACAAGTATAATGAAGAGGTAGCATATTTAATATGTACTGTTCATGATGCGGTTGATGTTGAAGTTAGAGAAGATCTAGCTGAAATATTCTGTAAAGAAATGTCTACTTTAATGATTGAGGTAGGAAATAAATATGTTAAAAACGTAAAAATGGATGTAGATCCTACGATCACCAGAAATTGGACCAAATAACTTAAACACTTATGAGTATAGAATTAGATTCATACATAAATAGAATAGAACCAACTCAAGAAGAATTAAAAGCTTTAGAGAAAAAATATCCTAATATACCTATTAAATATATTAAGGTATATAAATTTGGAGAAGCTTATTATATAGAATGTACAGGATTTGTACACTCTATGGCGGGAGATATAAATCTTTTAATAGAATCTAATTCTGTATTAGAAGACGCTACAGCAGCTAAACTCCCTATACTATTACGTGATGATGCTTTATTCTCAATATCAGATAAAGAATCACCATATATAACGAGTCAATTTCATTTACTAAATCGTATAAAAGAATTAATACCTAGAGAGGTAGAAATAAAAAACATTATATATGGTATGTTTCAACCAATAACTGTTAAATTTTCAATAGAAAATTCAGAAGTTTATAATAGAGACTTTTTTAATAAGTGGATGCATTATCATAGGATAGGTGATAAAGGTTATTTAAATGTGTTGCTAGATTATATTAAAAATATATCTAATAGTAAAGAGATTCTATCATCTGGATACCATGAATATTGTTTGAAGGGAAACTATATAGATAACCTTACTACAAATTTCTATATTGGGTTAGATGATTTAGAGGAGAAGATAAAGAATATGTTTGGTACTATTTATTATATAAAAAGACAATTTCTTGATAGAATATCACCTACAAATACTTTAAGAGAAGTATTTACTACACATAATACTATGATAGATAGTTTAAGAAATATTGCTTATAGAAACTTCGATGCTTGTCCTTTAGAAAGTACAATTTTAGATACCTTAAAAAGGGTTATATTAGAAGAACAAAAATTATTAAGCGCTAATAATGAGAAAAATACAAAATCCAAAACTAGTAAGCAAATTATCTCGCCACCTGTGTCCAGATACGATGGAACGCAATTTACACCAACCCCAGCTTGGGCATCAATCTGGAAGACTAAAATTTAAAAATAAATTAAGGTCTAAGGCTAGAATTGAAGAATTAGATGCTTATTTCTTATACAAAAACATATTCATTTAACTATGAGCGGAGAACCAAAACTAGTAAAAGAATGTACTAATTGCTTTAATACTAGAGAAATTTGGAATGGGAAAGAAATGATACCATGCCCAGATTGTACTGACTCTTCTTTTAAGAGTCAAGATTATCAAACTATAAAAAAGAAAATATTAGATGAAAACTTAAAAGATGAAGGTAACATTGAACTTGAAAAAATTGATTGAGCTGAAAATTAATGCCACTCAATACCTTTTACTATTAGCTATTACGCATGATAAATTAGATAATATGTTAAAATATGTTCTATTTAATGATCTGGATCTATATACATTACAATCTCTAAAAGTATTAGAGATAAAGGATATTACAAAATTAACGTTTTCTATTAGACCTGAAAATATAGCGGAAGCTAAGAAATTACTATCTATAGATAACATAGTTTGGGTTCGTGAGTGGTTAGACTTATGGCCTGAGGGTGTTAAATCTATGGGATATTATGTTAAAAGTAATGTGGAAAGTGTTGAAACCAAAATGGAGGCTTTCATCCATAAGCATGATTATAACAAAAATGTAATTATGACTGCCACCAGTAAGTACATCGAAGAGATGAGACATAAGGGGTGGAAAGGTATGCAGCTAGCACAGTACTTTATCGAAAAAAATAAAAGTAGTACCCTTGAAACTTATTGTAGAGAAGTTACTCGTGTTGAAGATCACGAGTCTAGAATTATAGATGACTTCAATGGGATATCTGCTTAATTAACTTAATAACCAAAACGAATGCTTTTTGATGACGCGTGGCATAAACTTCAAAGTAATAGAAACAATGAAATTAATGCCATACCATTCGGTTTTAAAAAATTTGAACAGTACTTACCTGGAATTCTAAAAAAGCATTATTATATCTTAACAGCTAACGCTGGAGTAGGTAAGAGTCAGATAACTGACTTTATGTTCTTATATCAACCATTCAATTACTGGTTACAACATAAAGATAAATTTGATATAGAGATACACTATTTCTCCTTAGAAATGGATCGTGAAAGCAAGATTATTGCTGGTATGGCTAAACGCCTATACGAAGAACATAGATTAAGAGTATCACCTACACAATTATTATCTTTTAACCGTAACAAATTACCAGCTCATATCTTTGATGCCGTATATAAAACTAGAGAATATTTTGAATTACTGTCATCGAAAGTAAAATTTTATGACGATCAAATGACTCCAACTCATATAAATGACATCGTACAAAAATACGCCAAAGAAAATGGTAAAGAGGTAACTAGAACGGTAGATGGGCATGTCTACTTTGATAAATACATTCCTAATAATCCTAATAAATTTGTTATTTTTATTACTGACCACCTTGCTGAATTAGACCTTGAAAGAGGTTTAGATCTAAAAGGAACAATTGAACGTCACAGTGACAATAATAGAAAGAACAGAAATAAATATGGATTTACTTTCATAGATGTACAGCAGCAAATGGCTGCTAAAGAAGATCAAGAGTTTTACCAAGGGCTTAGTATAATAACCAAACTGGAACCAAGTTTACATGGTCTGGGAGAGAGTAAATTAACTCAACGGAAAGCAAACATAGTATTAGGACTATTTGCGCCTAATAGGTTTGAAATCCCAGAATATAGGGGATATAATATTAAAGCTTTACAAGATAACTTCAGATCTTTATCTATATTAAAGAATAGGAATGGTGTCTCAAATGTTCACACTGGACTTTACTTCGATGGTGCTACAAATTACTTTGAAGAATTACCACGAGGTACAGAAATGACAACAGCTTTTTATGAAGAACTTAGGAAAAGAACCAAAGATTGAAAAACAAATTAAACAAGAACTAAAACAGATAGAGAAGTTATTAATTAGAAAAAACCGTTCGTATGGAGATTCTATTAATAACCCTATACTTGTATTTGGTATCCAACAAAACAAAGATAACTTAAATGTACAACAATTCGCTATTTGTTGTAGATTAGATGATAAGTTAGCTAGGTTAAAAAACGGAGGTATTACTAAAGACACTATGGATACCATAGATGATATTATAGGATATCTCATAAGACTAAAAATAGCATTATGATAAAAATTATAGATCCAGCACTAGAACCATTCTTCTTAGAAGTAGACAAATCAGGTATAATGATTAAGGAGAATGTAGAAGACAAACATGGTAAACTTACTAAAGTAATTAATCATGTTCGTGTACATGAAATTTCACATGCTCTTGGCTTTATTTCAGATCAGATATTCTTCAGGGAGAATATGGGTCAGGAAATGGGTATTAAAGAGTTTGTGGAAGGTAAACAAAATCAATTTAACTCTTTAATTTCAGCTTTTGAGCCTAGACAAATTACAGCTGCCACTGAAACCGAGGAAACCATTGAGGCAGAACCCCAAGAGGTTGCTGATTTACAGCAAACCGAAAACGGGTAAAACCACATTAGTTTCTAAACTAGAAAACTGTTTTATATTAGACTTAGAGAGAGGTTCTGAATTCTTAGAATGTATCTCTCTACCAGCAGATAATATTGAAGATATTAAGACTATAGGGAAGGCTATAAAAGAAGCTGATTACCCTTATAGTTACTTTGTAATAGATACCGTTACTAAATTAGAAGAACTGTGCTTACCACTAGCACTTGACCTTTATAAACAAACCCCTATGGGTAGAGCATTTTCGGGGGATAATGTTCTGTCCTTACCAAATGGGGCTGGTTATTATTGGTTAAGAGAAGCTTTTAGTAAAGTACTAAATTACTTGGAAACTTTAGCTCCTACAATTATTATGTTAGGTCACGTACTTGATAAAGTTGTAGAAGTTAAAGGTAAAGAAGTAAATGCTTCTGATATAGATTTAACTGGTAAATTAAAACGAATTGCCTGTCAGGATGCTGATGCTATAGGCTTTTTGTACAGGGATGGTAATAATACCTACCTTAACTTCAACTCATCAGATACTGTTACTTGTGGAGCAAGACCAGACCATTTAAAAGGACAAAACATCCTTTTAGGTGAAGGTGATGCTCAAGGTAACTTAATTTCAACCCATTGGAATAAAATATTTATAAACTAAAGAAATGCGAAAAACAAACAACACACCTAGAAAAACTACCTCAACTTCATCAAAGACCACAACAACTTCAATGGTTTCGGATTACCTACGTACTAATCGTAATGCTTCAGATTCTGAAGTTTACATGCATATATTAAAGCAAAACAAAATTCCTGTAACTAAGACTACTATCAGTAAGTTCTTCTCTGACTACAAGAGCTATCCTAGCTTCCGATCAGTAATTGAGATTTCTAGACAGGTACGAATGTCTATGCGCCCACGTACTACTAAAGGTACGATACTGCCTACCCGTAAAAAAGTATCCTAAGTAAATCAACAAAAATAACTTTAACAAAAACATTTTTAAACATGAGTTTATTTAACGAATCAATTTTAGACAGCTCCCCTAGTGGAGATTCATTGTATCTCTCTAAAGGTATTAATTCTGATGTTATGATTGGAGCAATCGAAGGTGTAATTCCTGAGACTGGTGCTCCTTATATCTCTGTAGCCTTATTTAAGAAAGAATCTAACCCTGAAACAGATAGTAGAGTCTTCAAATTCTACATGTCTGAGAAAGCTCAGGGTAAATCACTTGAAAAGCTAATCCACTTAGCTAAAGAAGTGATTAGTAAGGAAGATATTAGAAATATTAATAATAACTCTAAGACATTAGAAGAGTTTGCCTCACATCTTTCAGCAGCTTTGAAAGGAGCTACTATTAAATGGTTTAAGCTTTGCGCTGAACAGTATATTAATGCTGAAGGTAAAATAAGAGATAGATTAACTATCGGTTTACCACGATTTGCTTCACAGAAAGAGACATGCCCATTGAAATGGGATGAAACCAAGTCTCATGACTATAAGCGTCTTGACACTAGTGCTACAGTAGGTAGTACAGCTAAAGAGAAATCAGATGGTTTACCATTCTAAAACATTTAATGTTGGTGGGGAGTGTAATGCTCCCCACTGCATTACTCACTATGACAGCACTATTTGATCTAAACAATCTACTAGCACCATTAACTCCTGAAGAAATCTTAAAAAGAGTAACTCACGAGGAATTATGGTTCAGGTATTATGGTAAATTTGAATTAAATAAGAAGATAAGGATTCCTCATTTTCTTAGGGAAAGTAATAAGGAAGATAATAATCCCTCAGGATCATTTTTACTAAGTGCTACTCTTGAGATATTATTATACGATCATGCTTACCATCAAACATATAATATATTTTCTTTCCTAAGAAAACAATATCCTAGTAAGTCATTTAATGATATATTAATTATGATTAATGAGGATTTTAACTTAGGAATAGGTACATCAAAAATTATAAAAAAACCAATGCTTCAACAAGCAACATATTTAGAAAGACAAAAAAATGATGATACTGTAAGTAGTTATTCTACAGCTGTAGATATAGACATATCTACTACTATGATGGATAAGTTTACTCCAGAAGCATTAGCATATTGGAAAAGTCATGGTATATCAGAAGATACCTTAATATTTTCAGATGTTGTACAAATAACAGGATATACTATAAAAAAATATGATACAGATACTAGAGAAATGAAGGAGATGAAATATACAGCAAAGAATAATGAGTTATTATTTGCTTATATATTCTTTGATCCTAGTACTAGATATAAAGAACTTGCTTCTATTAAAATCTATGCTCCCCATTCTAGTAATAAATGGATTACTAATACTACTAAATTTGTAATAAATTTTAGTAAACAAATCTCTACAGTAATAGATTATTTCAATTTCTTATTCTATAATTCCAATTGGGATAGTTTACAAGACCTACCAGAAGGGATATTCCTTACAGATTTCAAATATAGCCCACTATTTGATAGACTGCCTATCTTTGTAGAAATAAATAAAACTTATGAAACTACAGATATAGTTCAAGAAGAGTATTACGGTATATTTAAAAATATAATTCAGTCATCATCATTGAAAGATAATATGGCTTGGTTAGAATTAGGTTATTTAAGTTTCTCACAACAAGCAGAATATGGTAAACTATTCAATAGGGTTGTTAGCAAGGATATCTTAAAACCATTTGAAAAGGTAATCATAAATTATGATAATGATACTGCAGGATATAATAATGCTTTAGAACTACAAAGAAATTCAGGGCATTTTATAAAGGATCTAACTAGATCGTCAGTTTTAAATTTATTATTTGTTGGAGACTCCAATAATAAAGATATAAGCGATTACACAAAAACCTATGGGTTTAAAGAAACTTTTAAAAGATATGGTAGAGAAAATTTTGCCTTATACGCCAGAACCGAATAAGGATTTAAGTTTAGGAAGATTCAGATCTTTCAATGAATTTTCTGACTTCATTAACTCCTTTAATTTTTATGTATTAAAAATAACAAATCCTAAGTCAACTAGAAATTCTATTTATGGTATTGGTATATACAGACCAGATAAGAATGATATTATTTATATAGAATGTAGTAATTTAAACTCATTATTAACAAAGATTAATCCTAAAAATGTTAAGCTAAAGCATTTAGATATTCAATCTTTGTCTCACGATCATGTGCCTGTATCATTATTAAATTACTTTAAGGAGTTAACAGAAGAGGGTAAATTACTAAATAATGGTGGTATTAATATTAGTCATTTATCATTAGTATTATCTAAGCTATTCGTTTTATTTAAATTTAAATTCTCAGTTAAAGAACTTGTTAATAATAAATTCTTAAGCTACCCTAAAATTAAAGCTAATTTATTTGATAAGGGATTATTAAATAACTTGCCTATTAGAGCTATGAGAATTGTTCCTACTTATGATATTGCCTTAGATTTAAAATCATTAGATAGTTCTTATCTTGTATTAGAAGATACTAAAACTCATAAAAGTATCTTTCATACTAACTCATTAGATGTTATATTAACAACAAAGTTAGAAGGTTTAACTACCACATTAAAATTCTATGCTGAGTTGTGTAATATCCATTCTAATTCCTTTAATGGGTATAACCCACCAAAAGATAAGACTATAAGAATTGGTGACTTAACTAAAGTTATTAAAACTGATTTCAAATATAGTCAATTCTTATATGGAGATAAGTTAGTAGTATTACAAATATTTCATAACTCCAAAACCCCACAAAAACACTCTGCATTATGCGAGAGAACAAAAGATGGGTTTCAAGCATTAATTCACATCAATAATTTAAAGAAATTATAATGGAACACAAACCAATTCCACTTAAAGTAACAAAAAAGACTATTAAAAAAACTACTACAACTACCACTGTAGGTAAGAAGGAGTATACTAAATTTAGAGCTCAAGTAAGATCAAGACATCCATCACATGATGCTATTAGAGGTACTTTAGGAATGTATCCTAAAAGAGTAATTGTTCGCTTTGGTAGTTCTACGCCTACACTAGGTAACCCTATTGAAATTAATAGTATTAAAGCTTGTCAGACATCAGCTAATAAATTAGCTATGAAGAAAGCTTTTTTAGAACATAATGTTAAAACTGCAGAATGGTTTGTTTTAAATGGTAAGGAATTTGTTAGTAACGATAATAAAGTTAGCTTACTACAATTACCTTACCCAATGGTAGCTAAATCACACTTCGGTTCACGAGGTAATGGTAATTATCTTATCGAATCTGCTGAGGATATGGAAGTATTCTTAAAAGATATGAAGGACAAAACTGGTTCTAATTATATCTTTGAGAAATATTATAACTACGATAAAGAGTACAGATTACACGTAACTAAAGACGGTGTATTCTATACTAATCGTAAAATGCTTAAGAAAGATACACCAGAGGATCAACGCTGGTATAAAAATGATAATAACTGTGTATGGATTTTAGAGGAAAATCCGTTATTTGATAAACCTACATGCTGGAATAAAATTGTAGAAGAGTCTGTTAAAGCTCTAAAAGCTGTAGGATTGGACTTTGGTGCTGTAGATGTACGCGTACAAAAGAATACTACAGGTAAAACTAAAATTAAGAATCGTGAGGTTGTAGATTTCATTATTATTGAGATTAACTCAGCACCTTCATTTGGTGAAGGTACACTTAAAAAGTATCAACAAGAATTACCAAAACTTATAAAAAGTAAATTCAATGATTAAAATTGCTCATATTGGAACCGATCCAGAATTTGTAGTATTAGATGCTGAAGGTAATTTAGCCTCATCTATAGATTTCTTACCTGGTACTAAAGAAACCCCATTTGATTTGGGTAATGGTACTTACGTACAAGTTGATAACGTTATGGCTGAATTTTGTGTTCCTCCTACAAATTCGCCTAAAGAATTATGGGATGCTTTACAGTATGCTAAACAAGCAGCCCTACAATTTTTACCAGCAGGATATTCATTTGCTACTATAGCAAGTGCTGTATATCCTGATAAACTACTAGATAACCCAATTGCTCAGGTTTTTGGTCGTGAACCAGATTTTACACCATATTATCCTAAGGGTACATTAAAAAATAATGTTTCAAATAGAATTACTGATCTTTTTAGTGGTAGTATGAGAGTTAACCCAAAACCAAATTGTGCAGATAAAAATTTAAGATCTTGTGGTGGTCATATCCATTTAGATTACTTTGATTCTATTTGTATTATTAAAGATCCTACTACTTTACAAAGACTTACTTCTATTATAATCTTGTTATGTGATTTGTATTTAGGTATCCCTTCTGTATTAGAAGACCCTGATACTAACAGAAGATTATTATATGGTAAACCAGGATCTCACCGTCCTAAAAGTTATGGTTTAGAATATAGAGTCCTTTCTAATTATTGGTTAGAGTCTTTAGATATGATTACTGCTATCTTTGAGAGGATTAAGCTAATAGAAAAAGCATTAAATTCAAGAATAACTAGTATATCTGGAGGTACAATTTATGGATATAATGAGTTAAATAGTCATATTAATAGTATATTAAATAAATTTAACATCAATACTATTGAAGATCTTGACGATATTATTATTAATAACAACACTAAGGTTGCTGGAGAAATCTGTAGCTTCTTAGAAATCAAACCGTTAATTAAAGAAAAAGTATAATCAAAAAAAGATATGTGTGGATTAGTTGGATTTCAATCGATAGATTCTGGTAAACTAAATATACTCAGAGCAAAAATGTTATTACAATATCTTTCAGAATCTAGAGGTAAAGATTCTACTGGAATCTTTTCACCAGAAATTGGTGTAGTAAAAAATGCAGATTCTGCCTCTAAATTTCTTGAAGGTATGTATGATACTAAAGATATTGACTTTAGTAAACTAAATGACTCTAAAATATTTATAGGTCACGTACGACAAAAAACTCATGGTGAAAAGAAAGCTACAAATGCTCATCCTTTCAGATATGAGAATATCGTAGGTGCTCATAATGGTGTAATAAACAATCATACCAAATTAATACCTGAGGGTCAATTTCCTATTGACTATCCTGTAGATAGTATGGTTATATTCGCCAGATTACATAAAGATAATAATTACAAAGTACTATCTGAAATGATAGGTGCTGCAGCAATATTATTCTATAATTATAAGGAACCTACAATTCTTTATGCTTATAGAAATAGTGATAGGCCCTTATGTTATGGGTTTATTGAGGGTGAGGGTATTTACTTTGGTTCTACAGAAGAATCTTTAAAAGTAATTGATTGTACTAATATCAAAGAAATTAAAGAAAATATATTGTATAAATTTGAGAATGGTAAAATAAAAACCAGTTTCAAGGTAGCAAGAGCTTCTGATCCAGATAGTCTTTTAGTTTCTAATTTCTCTGAAATTAAAGAGCTTAAAGATTTATTTGGATTTAATTTATTAGTTAAACAAACATCAAGTTATTATAATAAGGGTATTCTGAATGATTCAGACTACACTTATATAAAAGGTTATATTAAAGCTAGTCATGGTCCAGGTAATAGTTCTTTTCAAGTACAAGCTGCTCAAAACTTTGAAGATAAGGATAATTCAGGTTCAGTTTATACATCAGAGTTAGATATAAATTCTTATAATGCTTTCTTTAAAAAAGGTAATATTGTAAGAGCTGTACGAGACTTTGATTATCAAACTACTAAGAAGAATAAAAAGAAAGTAAGAGCTTGTATTAAACATGAATTATTTATTATAGTTAAACCACTTACATCAAGAACTCAAAGAAGTGTAACTGTCACATCCTTACTAGACTCTAACAAGGACTTATTAATGGATGTATCTCATTTAGAAGCTATAACAACTCAGAAACTGTTAACAGAAACTGCTGATGAGATAGGCTTTAAACTTGAAGATGAGGTAAAAAGAGTGGAAACACTTATTGACAGTGTATCTCCAGAAGAGATTAATAAGTTTAAAGGTATTACTGAAGAGAAAATCTATTCAGTATTAGATACTAAATTACGTAAAGTACTTAATTTAGAGTCTAAAGCTTTAGATAATAATCAATTTAGAAGTATTATTGAAAATCAATTAAACTTAAACTTTGATGAGCTTGATAATAATAATTTAACTAAAAGTCTAGAAAGAACTTACCAAAATATAACAAAATTAAAAGAGCAAATTGCTAATAGTTTAAATTTGTTAGGTGATGACTTCAAAATAGGTGATTTAGCCTTAGCTACCCTTTTAGATGAATTAGAACAAATTTCTATGGATGTAATATCCATTTATGATAATCATTCTGTCGAAAATAGTGAACATGCCTTAAGTTAAAAAATATGTCATTAGAAGAAATATTAAGAAAACCTGGAACGTATGGGTCTGGGCCTAAAAAACCAAACAACAAACCAAAAGATAAAACGGTTAGAAAACTTGATATTGGGAAGTCTTTAAAGAGCTCAGCCTTCTCAAGTAATACCTGGGATATTATAACAGAGGCATATGATTTAAGAGTAAAATCTTCTATACTATACTTACTGTCTAATTATTCTAGAAGAATTGGTGCTGGTTTATTAGGGTCTAATAAGGCTGAAATCAAGGAGCCCACATTAGATGTTTTACAAGAAACATTTAATGAGATGAGTAAAAATAATACCTTTACTTGCTCATTAACTAAGTTAAAAGTGCCTGCTGACCACTTTGCTCCTAAGAATGTAATAACGAAATTTGATGTAAATAAAAATATTATTACACCTCATTTTGAGAAAGCTTTAGATGTATTTATGGAAGGATTACCTTCCTATATAGATCATAAAACAGGTCATATCTATAAAGTTACAATACCAGCTTTAGAAACTTTAATATCAGAGACTCCAGCAGATACTATTGTAGAATTTCCTGGTATAGGAGCTTTTGGTGTTAATACTATAGATAAAGACCTTGTTAGCTATAGGGATTATAATAAGTTTGATGAGAAGATTTCTTTCAAAGAGGTAAGAGATAAGGAGAGTGCTTATAGATTTGGTCTTCAAAGCCCCTCTTTCAGATCTACATTTGGTCTAACATACACCTTTGGTGTTGAAGTAGAATGTGCTACATCTTTTGTAGCTAATAATGTAAAGAATATCTTTAATATGTCTTGCGTTAGAGACGGTTCTCTAAATGGTGGTAAGGGCGGACCTGAATATGTTACTGGTGTCTTAACTGGTGATGCTGGTCTTATGCACTTACAGAAAATAGTAAACTATTTATCAGCAAGATCTACTATTGATAAGTATTGTGGTATACACGTACATGTTGGTGGATTTGTACCTAGTCAAGAGTTTAGTGTAGCTATATTCTTACTTTGTCATGCCCTTCAAGATGACATATTCTTAACTCTACCTATTACTCGTAGATCTAATGAATATTGTAGACTTATACCAAACAGTATTATTAAAAAATTAGCAGCACAACATAAAACTAATACTATTGATAAATTCGTTGTAAACAGAATTTACGATGATATTGTTGAATATGTTGGTGCTCTAGACTTGTTAGGTGGTAAAGAACAATTCTTGTTAAGTAAAGCTAAGGACAAAAATGCTCCTTTAGGTAAATACTTAAATAAGAATTGTAATCACCCAATGGGTAAGAAAGCTAATTACAATCATAAAACACCAAGGTATGAGTGGATAAATCTTGTACCATTACTATTTAATGAGAAAGGTAAGGATGTCTTTACTATTGAGTTTAGACCTCACCCAGCATCATTAAACTTTATTAAAATTAAAAACTGGATATTGTTATGTATGTTTATTACTAAATATGCTGAAACTTATGCTAGTAGAATTATATCAAATTTCTTATCTGGTAACTTAAAACCTCTTACAATCGAACAAGTATTAGAAGATATCTGCCCTTTAAAAATTGAAAGCGCATCACTATCTAAATACTTCAATGAGCGTAAGAATAAGTTTGACTCTAGTTCGAAAAACTTAGAGAAGGAAGAAATTAAAGAGTACGAATCTGAATCATTAACTGTAGTTAAAGACCTAAAATTGAAGGAAATATGTGCATAGTATGTGTATTCCCAAAAGGGATAGATAAAACAACAGCCGAAGTAAAACAAGCTATAGAAAGTGGTTTAAGTACTAACGATCATAGCGCAGGTTTTGCTTTACGTCGTGCTGGTGAATCTGAAATTTATATTAAAAAAGGTTACGTACGTAAAGTAACTGATATTTACAAAGATATTATGGGACTAAAACCTGGTATTGATGATGTACTTATTGTACATGGTCGTATAGCTACTCATGGTGGTAATACTGCGGAATTAGCTCACCCATTTGTATGTTCTGAAGATTTAGATGAAGTTTTAACAACTGAAGGTAAAGTTACTAAACCAATATTAGCTCATAATGGAGTATTTAGAGGTTTAGGTGATAGGGGATTACTAGCTAATAATTCAGACACTTCAGACTTTGCTCATAAAATAGCTGGTTCTAAGTTATTTCAAACAGCCCTGTTTAGAAATCCTAAAAAAGTAGAGAGGCTATTAGACTCAGCTCCTTATAATATTTTAAGTTGGAGTAAGGTAGTATTCTTATACCCAATAGCTGATACTGAACCAGTTTATATTGGTACAGGTTGGAAAACTGTAGATAACTTAGGAGTATTTTCTAATGAAGGATACTCTAGAAAAGTTTATGATTTTGGAGGATCTTCATCAAACCCCCATCTGGCTCTGCAATCGACTTCAAAGAGTGGAGTGAACAACAACATATGTGGTGTTACTAATAAAAGTCTTGTAGGGCCTCAAACTGAAATAAATAGGAATGAGGAGGATTCTAACGATGAGATCTTTTTTCGCTACGACTCTTATGGGGTCTGTTCTACTTTCAGTAATTCTACTTTTAGGGTTAACGTATATAATTATCCGTTTCTTAACTTTAGGGTAGATAAGGTTATTTATAATAAAATGATAGCTAATAATAATTATCGTAAATCTTATGGTGTTACAACTTCTGATTTAAAACTATTGAATAGTTTATTATTCTTTGTAAATTATAAAATAATGTCATTCTCAGATGAGGATTGTTTTATAAAGTATGACTCTACCAATAATATGTTAAATGTAAACAGAGTTAACGTTTCTAATGTCGATAAAAATGTATTTATCGAAACACCAATTAGATTATTAGAGAGCGTATTTATTATAGAACCTAAATGGGCTAAACGTAGCAGAGTAGATCAATTAACTGGTGAAATTATTACTGATAGTGTAAGTAATATGGCTTTAAGTAATTTTATAGTTTCTTATAATGCCTTACGTAGACTCTCATTATTTAATAAGGATGGTACTATTAGTTTAAGTTACACTAAAAAGCTCTATAATATTGTAGAGGATAATATTTATATTTGTAAAGATGAGGAATTTATAAGAGCCTTTAATTCAAAATCACATTCTAATAGAAAAGGTGTGATTATTAAGAATAATTGTAGGTCCTTATTTATGTTAGGAGAGAATCTTATAAAGAAGATAACAAGTAATACTAATGTATTATTATATGATGTATCACCACTAGCTTTAGCATTATTTCTTTTAGAAAGATCTACAAATTTAACTAAGTTCCAAGAAGAAAGTATTAAAGAAGCTATTAGCTCTTTTGCTTTCTTAAATCAGCTTATTAAATCTGACTTCATGTTCTATACTCCTTATAATGTAGAAACTAGTAATTTAGATTTTACTAGAAATTCAAGTAAGGCTAATCCTAAGGAGTACAATCCAAAAGAAGTACCAATTCTTTTAAACTAAAACCATGAGAAGAAGACACAAAAAACCAAAAATTAGAAACGATACAATGGTTAAAAAACCACCAAAGGCTCCTAAGGCAACTAAGGTTGATAATAGGAAAGTCAAGAATGCTAGAATAACTGTAATAGATGGTATAAAGTTTCACTCTGCATTAGAAGCTTTTACCTATAAGCTACTGTTAGAATCAGGTTTAAAATTTGCTTACGAACCCACATCATTCGAACTTATTCCCCCATTCGAATATGATGGTAAAAAAATACGTGGAGCAACTTATAAACCTGATTTTGTCGGTATAGATCAGGACTGGATAATAGAAGTTAAAGGATTTGAAACAGATGCCTTTAAAATCAGATGGAAGTTATTTAAATATATTTTATCAACTTCAGAAAAGAAATATAAACTATTCTTACCAAGAAACCAAAAAGATGTAAGGGAAGCTATTGAGAAGATAGTAAACAAAGAAACTTAATGAAACAATTTTTTATCAATTATGATTACCGCCCTAATTGACGGTGATTTCTTAATGTATATTTGCTCATATCAAAAAGCAAATACCCCTCAAAACACTCTTGAGTCCGTTATAAATTCTACGGATACTTTTTTACAAGAGATTTTTAAAGTAACAGAAGCAACACACTATTTAGGATTTTTAACAGGTTCCCCCAATTTCAGAAAAGAAATTTCGCCTGATTATAAAGCTAATAGAGTGAAAAAAGAATTACCTGAATTTTTCAGAGATGTTCGTAATCATCTAGTAGATAATTGGAACTTTACTTATAAAGCTCCATATGAAGCTGATGACTTATTGAACATGTATAAGAATGATAATACTATTATAGTATCTACTGATAAAGACCTTTTACTATTACCAGGACTACATTATAACCCAGTTAAAAAAACATTTATAAGTACTACACCAGAAGATGCTGAAAAAGCTTTCTGGTCTAGCATGATAACAGGAGATAGGTCTGATAATATAAAAGGATTACCAGGTAGAGGTATTAGATATGTAGAAGCTTTATTAGTAAATAATGTTAGGTTAGAGTTAAGTCTACCAGCATTAATTCTAGGAGAGTATATCAAATACTATGGCGAATATTCAGGTATAAACAAATTTAACACAAACTATAATTTACTTAAAATTCTAGAAAAGCCCTTAGAAACGGATTCTAATTTTCAATATTTAGAACCAATACAATTATGACTTTTGAAGAATTTAGTACTAAGACCAGCCGTACTATGGCTGATCTACATGATACAGAAAAAAATATAAACCACACCCTATTTGGTATGGTAACAGAATTAGGAGAGATTACAGACCTGTTCAAAAAGAAAATGGCTTATGGGAAATTATTCTCACAAGAACAACTTATGGATGAGACAGGTGATTTACTATTCTATCTTAGTGAATTTATAAGATTTAATAAGATGGATATCAGTGTAATATTACAGAAGAATTGTGACAAGCTAAAGATCAGATTTCCTGAAAAGTTTGATTCGGAAAGAGCTATTTCCCCAGATAAAGATACTGAAATGCAAATTTTTATAAAAGAATAGTATATGCGAAAGAGTCTTTCATCAAATACAAATGTATCTAAAACGTTTATTTACATGCTTCCATTACTTAACATTTCTCAAAAGTTAGTAAAGGAATACTGTATTGATGCTTTTTGTGGAGAAGCAACTATGCCTGAATTAAACAATCATATTTTTTTATTATTTGAGTTTCATGCTGACCCTATAGATGAGAAATTACAGAGAGAATTTTCATCTTCCCCAGATTTTTACAACCGTTATCACGTAGATAAGAACTATGTGATGTTCATATTTAAAGTTGGAGAGAAGTGGGAGAAAGATTATTTACAATTTAAAGATTCTAAGTATTCTAAACTATCAGAAGAAGCAAAGAAAACAATTAAAGCTTATCACCATTTAGATGTAAGATCTAAAACACATGGTATATTATATAAAACAGAGGGTAGGAGACAATGGTTAGAACAGTATCTCAGTACTCATGACGATGGTACTCCACTTGGACAAGTAACTGTACCAGTTGATAATGAGTATGATGATGCGCTAGATTTAAACCAAGAGATATTCGACCCACTTAGGTTTCAAACAGATTTCAATTTAAATTTAACTTTAACAGGGGAGAAAATTTAATCTCCCCTGCTTTTCTTTATGGATAAAGGATTAAAACTACTTTCTCAATTAAACATTTTTGATAAGTACTCTAAGTATATACCATCCCTCAAGCGTAGGGAAACTTGGGAAGAAATATGTAATAGGTATGAAAATATGATGATAGAAAAATACCCTATGCTCAGTAGGGAAATAGTACATCATATGCACTTAGTAAGAGCTAAAAAGGTATTACCATCAATGAGAGCACTTCAGTTCGCTGGAGATGCTGCTACACGTAATCCTAGTAGAATTTACAACTGTGCTTACTTACCTATTGACTCTATCTATTCCTTCTCAGAAACCATGTTCTTACTTTTAGGAGGAACTGGGGTAGGATATAGTGTACAATATAGTGACATCGAAAAATTACCAAACATAATAAAGCCTACTTTAAAAAGAAGGTATTTAGTACAAGATAGTATAGAGGGTTGGGCTGATGCTGTAAAGGTTTTATTAAAATCTTATACAGGATACTCAAACTCTTTACCCATCTTTGATTTTAGTGATATTAGAAAAAAAGGTACTAGGCTAGTAACCTCAGGAGGTAAAGCTCCAGGACCAGATCCCTTAAAGAGATGTTTATTTCTTATTCAAGAAGTACTAAACTCTAAAGAGAATGGTTCTAAATTAGAACCTATAGAAGCACATGATATATTATGCTACATAGCAGATGCTGTATTAGCAGGTGGAATTAGAAGAGCAGCTATGATTGCTCTGTTTAGTTTCGATGATATGAAGATGAAGACCTGTAAGTCAGGAAACTGGTGGGAGTTAAACCCGCAAAGAGGTAGAGCTAATAACTCAGCTATTATTATTAGGAACAGAATTCAAAAGAGTGAGTTTGATGAATACTGGTCTCTAATAGAAACTAATAAATCTGGTGAACCTGGTATTTATCTTACAAATGATTCAAGATGGGGAACTAACCCATGTGTTGAAATAGGTCTTAGACCATATCAATTCTGTAATCTTTGTGAGATAAATGTTAGTGATATAGTAGATTTAGAAGACTTTCAAGCTAGAGTTAGAGCTGCTGCATTCTTAGGTACCTTACAAGCAGGCTTCACTAACTTCCATTACCTTAGACCTATATGGCAGAGAACTACTGAAAAGGACGCTTTGCTAGGTTTAGGACAAACTGGTATAGCATCTAAAGAAGCTGAGAAGTATAACTTAGAAAGTTTAGCTAATTTAGCTAAAGAAGTTAATCTAGAGGTTTCAACCATAATAGGTATAAACCAAGCAGCTAGATTAACATGCGTTAAACCTAGTGGTACTACATCATGTGTATTAGGTACTAGTTCAGGCATACATGCGTGGCATAGTGATTATTATATTAGAAGAATGGAACTATCGGGTAACAACCCATTAGTTGAATTCTTATCAAAAAATTATCCTCAACTAATTAAACCATTAGTTAGATTACCAGGTTCTTATTGTGTTGAAATACCATGTAAAGCTCCAACAGGTGCTGTTACTAGACATAATGAAACCGCAACATCATTACTTGAAAGAGTTAAACATTTTACTATGAACTGGGTTAAACCTGGTCATATTAATGGTGCCAATACTCATAATGTTAGCACAACTATTACAGTAAAAGATGGTGAATGGGATGAAGTAAAATCTTGGATGTGGGAAAATAGAGATATATTTAATGGTATGGCTATCTTACCTTTTGATGGTGGTACTTATAAAGAAACACCATTTGAAGATATAGATGAAAAGACATATCATGAAATGTTATCTAAAATACCAGAAGATATAGATTTTACATTATTAGTAGAGGAAGAAGATGAAACAAAATTTGCACAAGAAATAGCTTGTGCTGGAGGAGTATGTTAAAAAATCATGATTTATTATTATCAGAAGGCATAAAAAGTGAAGAGCATAATGCTGCTAACCTAATTAATTTATCTAATATTATAGAGAATATTTACCAAGACTTTTTAGACCTTTTATATGATAATTTTGAGATAGAATATTTATGTGATTTCACAAAGTATTTTGTTAAATTCCCGTCATATGATTTAGTTAAAGGTAGTGGATCTACTTTAGGAGAACATATGAATAATTATACTACCATAGTAAAATGTTATGAAAATATGTTTCATTCTTATTTAAATAAGATATTTTATGCTTTTTACTTAAATAAGTTTGGTATAGTAGATCCTAGTAGGAAAGAAACTACATATGTAAATAATATAGGAGGAAATGACTTAAAAAATTATAAGTTAGTTATCCTTGATAAGTCTTTTATAGATCATATATGTAATATGTTTAGAATAAGTTATAAGTTAGACTCATTACAAAAGATACCAATTAATAAAAAATTACCTCAAGTAGAAGATTTAGAAACAATGCCAGTAATGCTTAATAATAATAATCCATATAAGCATATGTATGATGGTAATTATTTTGAGACTAGTTGTTCTAGTATCTTTGTAGAGAACCCATATTGTAATTTAAAGTTACACGTTCCTTTAAAGTCTTACCATAATGAGGCTTTAGGTTATTTCGATCTTATTACAAGTTCTTACATAAATAAATCTTATAATGTATATTGTTTAAATACTTTTAAAGTAAACAATCCTGTAAGATATGCTGACTTTTTAATTTATCAGGAAGATAAAAATCTAACTCAAGAAGAATTACTAAACTTATACAATAAGATTGATAATAAAGCTTCATTTTTAAGTAAGGTTGAAAGTACTTATAAACAAATGACTGATCGAAATCCTTATTATTTAAAAGGATATCAATCAAGAATATTTATTAAAACTAAAGAACCTACTAAAGAGGAGATTAAAGTAGCTAAATCTAGAAGAAAGGGTACTACTTTAAATGGTGAACCTGGGTTTATACAAGATATACCTGTACCGCAAGAACCTAATATTCATTTTGGTCATGGTATGGGTAATCATATAAATGTAATATGGGACCATGAAGCTGAACTCGCTGCAGCAGAGAATGCACACCACCAAGCTTTATTAGACGAGGAAGCGCTTAATAATATGATTGCACAACAAGCTGCAGAAGCAGGTAATAATATTCAAATGTAAATAATAAAATAGTTAGTTCAAATAATACACACACAAAAAAGGGGAGGTAGATTAATTCTACTTCCCCTATTTTTTTGTAAGCTGTTATTATTAATAATTATTATACCAAGGATCTTTAATTAACTGGTTATAAGCAACAGAGAAAGGCATTAAAGTTGTAGCACCTTTCATACCCACTAAGTCCCCATCTCTATTAGTATTTCCTTCTAATAAACCACTAAAGAATAATTTATCAACACCTTCACCAGTCTCTAATAAAGCTGGTAATATTACAGTTGGTTTATTAACTAAGTTCAACATCTCTAAGATATTAAATTCAATAGTTAAGTCTCTTAACAAGTCTATACTTCTACGTTTAAGAACATCTTTGTCGTCATCATCAGCATCACCATAAGCATATATAATACCCATAGTACCAGCTACCCAAACAAATAAGTTTAAATACTGATTTAAAACTAATTGTTTTTGTTCTGGTGATAATGTAGACCATACAGTAACAGCCTCTTTAGAATCGTTTAGCATAGCTTTATTTAAGTAAAGTCCTCTCATCATCATCTTATAACCTCTTAAGATAACATCATTATAAGCAACACTAGCAGCTAACAAGGACATACCTTTATCTAATTGAGCTTCCCATCTTAATACTGGATTACCATCAACTTCTATAGGCTTACCACTGTCATGATCTAATACTTCTATATACTTACCAAGTGAGGCATTTTCAAACTCTCCTTGGAAAGCCATCTCAAACTTATTAGGTATAAACTTCTTAAACTGTAAGAACATAGCTGTGAAGGCATTAGATTCCATCTTACGTTTCATTTCAGGATCATATTCACCTACAATTCTAGCCATAATCTTCTTGAATTTTAAAAGCTCTTGAGCTGTCATTCCACTAATAACTTCACCGTTTTCAGTTACACCTCTAGTACCACCTTCCCAAACCAACTGACCATCTTTTACATTGTAAGCATCCCACATATTGGTTTCACCATTAGCAGTTTTAATTTTCTTATTCTTTAATATACTAATAAAGATTAATGAGTTAGCTAAAGAATCACCTAAACCATAAGTCATATAAAGCCATCTATCATCAACAGCTTTATTTCTAGCCATAGTTAACATTTGTTTACTATTAGCACTAATGAACTGCTGTTGCTTTATATTATATATATCATCAAATAAGGTAAGCTTATCAACTTTACCTGTAAGTTTATTATATAAGTGTTGGAAGTATATACCATAAGCTTGGGTAAGTGTAGATAAAGACCAGTTGATGTCATCCTCTTCTATACCATCTATACGTTTAGCTAAACTACCTTTAACAGCATCTTTAACAGTATTTAACTGGTTTAATACTAAGTTAACAGTAGCACCTAATGTAGAGAATGAGAGCTTAGCCATTGTAGCTAATCCCATAAGGCTTCTTAATGCCCTTTCTCCAGATACTTCTATACCTAATACTTTCTTACGTTTATGTATGTTTGAAGCTAAGTTATTTTCTTCTTCATTATAAACTTCATGTAAGTTATTATCAATATAAGATCTTAAGAAATTAGCAGAGTTTTTCATAGCACCTATCTTAGAACCACCTGATTCAAATATAGTAGCTAAACTTAAACCATAAGCAGATACATTATCATAGAATCTTTTATTTATCATGTTCTTAGCAAACAGTTTCATGATTAATTCTGTATGCATAGTTTGATTAGGACTATGTGCATTATAGTTATTAATATACTTTAATGGTACACCAGCTCTACGTAAACCAAAGGTATCAGCAGGCTTAGCACTGTAAGCTGTTACTTTATGTAAAGCCCAGTTTCCTAAAGTATTAATAATCTCCTTAGTTTCAGTAATACTATACTCTCCTGTAAGCTTAGGTAATCTTGGTGTGAAGTCTTCAGTGTAAACAAAATACTTACCAAGCTCAGCTTCCCACTTCTCAACAGGTTCCATATCTAAATACATATCTATTTTAGCTTGGTACTTAGCAGCAAGTTCTTGTTTAGTGAATAGTCCTATCAATAAGTCTGAATCAACATTATCTAACTTATTCTTATAATACTTTAAACCTCTAGTAGTTGATAATGTGGAGAATAACATATCTCTAATACTATCTCTATAGAATACATTATACTTCTTCTGAGCAGTAGATAATAAAGCCCAATCAGTACTAGTTTCAGTTTTAATAGTCATACCATCCCCTTCAGATGTATCCCACATAAATTTAAATGCTTTCTCATAGTTAAGCATATTTAAACCTATCTTACCACCAATCATAGATAAGAAGTTATTACCATAGTATTCTTTTAATACATCTTTAAGTAAAGAGTCAGACTCTCTAAATAACTTACTTCTAGTTTCTGATATAAGTTGTAATGCCCTAGTCCGAAGCTTCATGAAAGTCTTCAAGAGCGGATTCTTAACATTAAATCCTACTGAAGTATAGGTTTCTTTTATATCTATATCAGAATTAACATCTGTCATAGATCCAAATTCAGCACCTTCTAATTCAGATATCTGTAATATTAATGACTCTAACTGCTTTTTAACTAGTGGGTTAGAATTAATATAAGCATCAGTTAATGGTTGCTTATCCTTACCTCCAGATCTTTGTAGAGTATCTAATTGCTCATATAATCTTTGTAATACAATTTCTTTAGCTGCGAATACTGAAGCTGCTCCTTTCTTTAACTCTTCATTAATACGATCAGATACATTAGTAGATATAGCTACATATTCCTTATGATTTAACAGATAACTATTAGTCTTAATAAAGTCATTAGGATTATGTGTAAAGTAACTAGCTAAGTTTAATAATACAGAGGACCTATCAACTTCTAATAAAGCTGGTGTAGTAGTATGTTTATTTAAATTAACTAATGTTATATTTCTAAATCTAGCATTAGGATATAATGATTTAACAAGTAAAGCATAAGTACCTAACTGCATTTGATAGTTATTAGTAGAATTAAATAACATACCAGTACGCTCAGCATACTTCATTTCACCGAAATCTTCATTAGGGTTAAATGATTTACCTGTCTTAAAGTCAATAATTGAGAAGGTACCATCAGCATGCTCTATTAACATATCTATTGTTCCACCCAAGTTTAACTGTTCATTGTATACTAAGAACTCAGAATGTATCTTATCAGTAGGTTGTATATTCAACCTTTCCATAAGGGCAGTTAAATAAGTATCATTACCCTCAATCCAATTGAAGTCAGAATCTTTACCACCTAAAGTTATATATTGTTGTAGTAAATCAGCTTTCTCTTGACCAAACTTTTGAAACTGTGGATCACTATTACCTACAGTATACATCTGTATAATCTTATGTATAATTTTACCAGTTATTCTACTACGCTCACCAATCTTAGTAAAGTAGTCTAATAACTCTTCATAAGTAACTAGTGTACCAGTCCCATCTGGATGTTGTACAGGCCTACCTAATAAGGTATTTACCTTACCATAGTACTTCTTAGCCATTACCTCAGCTTGAGTTAACTTCCTATTGTAACTTAAAAAGTTACCTAAGAAAGTACTCACACGATCTAATACTACAGATCTACCAGTAGAAGATACTACAGTATATCCTGTATCTCCTTCAATACCAGTCTGTTTAGTAATAGTGTAGTTATTATTTAAGTACCTTAACTCAGATGTCCCTTGAACATTACTAATGGTATCCGAGAACTCAGGACCATTTAACATCAGTTCAGCTAATTTAGAGATACTTGTTTGAGGATCTAACTCAGTAATATTGGTAGGTTTATATAATCCTATTACACGCATTATAGCTTGATATACGCGCTTTACAGCACTTATAAGGGTATTAGTCCAACCAGAGGTTAATCCTACGCCATATCGTCCTATAGCGGTTACTATAGCCTCGTCTATCTGATCTTCTAATGAGAGGTCAGGATAGCTAAGTTTAATCTCAGCTAAGATAGGACTATCCAGTATATTACGTTTTAAGTTATCATATAGAAGCTTGTTCTTAGACTTAATCATTATTAATAGTCCGTGACCAAACTCGTGTATAGGAGTTTCTAAACTATACTTATTAGAGTTTATGTATACCTTACCATTATGGAAGAATCCATATATATCAGGATTTAAACCTAACGACTTAACTAACTCACTATTAGTAAAGTCTAATACCTCATACTCAAACTTCAGTTTAGAAGCTAATTTACTAAGAAGTTTATTAACTACTCTAGAACCAACTACCTTATTACTATA